TCAGCCATGTTTGTAGCAGCCCCTCTTACAACTTTTTGTGTAATATCATAATCACCAGATGTAATATTTGCTGGAATTGCAACAGCACTTGATGCTGCTTCTTGTTGGTTAACTCCTGTTTCATGTTCAAAATAAATTGTTGTCCCATCAGTATTACCTTTGACGTCAAAGGATGTATCAACTCCTGCATTGTATTTAGTTGCATGAGGTAAACCAAATACTGCAGAGTCTTCCCAAGTTGTTCTAGGAAATAAACTACTTGCATTTGTAAACCATATAGGTCGTTTAGCAGTTGAATCTAGATAACTATATGTAACTGCTCTGTTAACATTGTTTGATGTAGCTGTTGGATAAAACCAAGTAATTTCACCAAACAAGTTATTAATACCACAATATACTAATTGATTAGATGTAGTGTTAAGATCATCATAAACATAGTCCTCAACTAAACAGTCCATAGATTCTAGTTTACCAGTGTATCTAAAGAAACCATTATCAGACATCCAATACGCAGCACCATCAACTTCAACAGCTGCATTCTGTCCTATCAATCCACAGTTAGTACCTACTTGTTCAAAAGCAAATGTAAATGGAGTTCCAACAAATCTCATAGTAAATAAAGATGTATCTGACCAAACATAGATAGCATTTCTACCAAGTTTAGCTCCCATGATCCGTGATCCGGCGGCCAGTCTTTGTGTACCAGCTGTATTTTCTGCTGTAGGTGTATAGTCATTAATATTTTCTTGAGAAGAAAATCTTATAAACATATCATCTTGAGTTGTTTTATCACCGATAGTTGTTTCTGTTCCAAAGAATACTAAGTGACGATCGGGAGTAGATACTAGCATATCACGTGAAGCTGTTGGAGCACCGGTTATAATAGTTGCTCTTGTTGCTGTTGCATTTGTTGCATCACCGTCCCATTCAAAACATTCTCCGTTATGTATTAATGCAATAAGTGTAGAACCTAAATTATCTAATGACCATAGACCAGGATCAATTACTTGGTCGGTGTTAGCTGCAGCAGAACCCCATCCAGTAAAACCAGATGAATTAGTTACTGTTGCACCATTACTATGTGCTGCACGAGTTGATCCTCTTACTGCTCTAGTTATACCTGTTAAATCGTTACCTGACACACCTGTGTATGAAATTTCTTCTGTTCCTACTTGAATATGGTTTGTACCTGTAGATGGAAAACCAGTTGTACTTGTTAATGTAATACTTGTTCCTGATCCACCTGTACCATTAGCGTCATTTAATAATGCACCATTTAAAGTATTGGTTAATGCTCCTAATAAATTACCACCCCATAATGCAATACCCCAACCAAATGCACCAAGTTGTTCTGCTGGTCCTACATGATAGTATTGAAAAAATTTAACGCTTCCAGATGTAGTAGCACCTGACCCTGTTTCATTGTTATCCATTGTAATAGTAATTGTTGTGTCTGTTGGAACACTAGTTACCATATATTTTATGTCATCAAAATCTGATGCTGAATAATTAGAATTAGTTGCAGTTGAAAAATTACTAAATAATATAATGTCTCCAGCTACAAAACTATGTGGTGAAGGAAAAGTTATTGTAACTGTGTTTGATCCATTAGTAGTTGTAAAACAATTTGATAAAGTTGTACCCGATGGATTAACTAAAGGGTGTATATCATAGTATACACCTCCAGAATAAACATATAAAATTCTGTTAGTTCCTATTACTGAAAATTTTGTAGAGTCTTTGTTAACAAAATGATGCAAACCTCTTGTAGCACCTGTTAGTTTATCTTGTCCTAATTGATTCCAGCCACCTATTTTTTCAGGTGTACCGTATCTAAAACGAACGTTTTCTCCATCTGTCCATTGAGACTCTGCACCTGTAGATGTAACTTGTTTGTTGAATCCTGGTAAAAAACCTAGTTTTTGTAGCATATAAAAATCCTGTTTATTAGGTATTATAGCAGATTGTAAGTGATTTCAATATGTTTAAAGCAGAGGGAATCTGTGGTGGATCATCCCCCTGCAAGCCTAATGTATAGACTATTTTTTAATTTTTGTCAACTTAACACCTTTAAACCAAGCGGGTGCGCCTAGTAAAGGTCGTTTGTCTAAGTAGTTTTCTTTAGCTGTTTTTGATTTAGCTTTATTATAATGTAAAAATACTTGTCCACAGTTCTTGCCTTTAAATTCTTCTCTCCAATGTTCTAGTTCACAACCAGAATAAATTAACATGTCACCTGGTTCTAATTGTACTTTAACACCAGCTTGACCTGTTTTAGTTGTTGGATCAAGATATATTGGCCATGGATCACCACCTAAATTTAATGTAGTAGATATTTCACATGAATATCTATCTTTATGTCTAGCTAATACATCGCCTTGTTTGTAAATTCTTGCATAGGAATACGTAGGACTTAACTTAATACCAGTGTGTTTTTCCATAACAGGTTTTACTTCTTGTAATAAAGTTTCCATGGCAATATCCCCGTAATGTGAATAAGTATTAGGCACTTGTTCATCGTTCCATACACCAAAGTATTCTGTAAAAGGTGATAGGTATTTGTTATCAAATAAAAATCTTGCAACATTTCTTTTGTTTAAAAAATATTTATAAACAAAATTTGCTAGCTCAGGTGAGATAGCTTTTTTTAATACTGTGTATTTATTTGTTTTAAACGACATTTAATACTCCTTTAGGTATTGCTTGGCAGTTCCAATGTATAAATCTAAACGGACTATATCCCATATCTACAATATATTGATGAGGCATATATGATGGAAAGAACATTATTCTACCAGGTATAGCTTTATAATTAACTTGTGATGAAGCATACGTTACTTTTGATTTATCTTTTTCTGGTAACAAATTCATAAGATTTCCTGGTCTTGGGTCTTCAAACATAGGCATAGATGTTGACTCATCTGCTTTTAAAAAATAAAATCCAGATATATGACCATTCCAGTGAGTGTGTAAAGTATGGTGTCCACCACCTTTTTTAGCAAACTCTTGTACCCATAATTCTGTAGTAAACAATTGATGACCTGACATATCAAAACCCATCTCACCTAATAAATTATAAGATGTTGCACCTATGTAATCTTGTAATTGTTTAAAGTTAGGATCACCAATTAATGATGTTGAATGGAAAACATGACCCATGTCTCCTTTATCACCAAACTTTTTATTACGTTTATTAATAACTGGTTTTAATATTTTCTTTGACTCTTCAATATATTTGTCCGATGCTTTGTTCAAAGTATCAACAAACTTAGGTTCGTCTGCAAACCATATAGGACACTTAAAAAATTCTTCTACTTGTAATTGTTGAGGGTATCCATCTGCACTACCACATGACATCTCTTCTAGTTTTTTTCTTGTTTTTTGTTTTCTAGCTTTTTTCTTTTTCATATTTATCCTTTATTTATATGGCCATCCTAAATTCCAAATAACCAAACTGTTTCTTTCTCCACTTTTTACTGGACATACTCTATGCCACACAAAACCAGGAAATACAACTAAAGATCCTTTAGGTAATATCTCAGTGCATTTACGTATATTAGGTTTTTTATCAGGATCTAAATTTCTAAAATCAAATTCTAGTTCTCCACCCTTATAATTTTTTGGATCAGATAAACTAACAGTTACAGATAATTTTCTAATCTTACCATGTGAAGGATCTCCTTGTTGTCTTTGATAAGGTTGATCCCAACCATCACAATGCCAATCATAAAATTGACCTTTTGTATATTTTGTAAACTGACAAGACTCACTAAAATCCCATTGAAAATTCCAACCAGCACTAGCGTTTGCTTGATGAACATAAGGCTGTATTTCTTTATATATCCATCTGTCATTCATCCAAACAATGTCAGAGTTTCTTTTCTTTTTTAAATCTTTTGTTTGTTTTTTATTTAATTTTTTATCACCATAACCACCAGTAACTGCCATTTGATCTTGCAGTTGATGACCATATTTTACAATGTCATCACAGATACGTTCTGGAACGACTGATTGGAAATACCAAAAATAATTAGTTAGGTTCATATGTCTTTATAAAAAATATATAACTTAATTATATATTAAAGTAAAGAGTAATAAAAAGAATTGATCTAGATCAATTATGAAAAAGTAATTGTTCCAGTATTTTTAAACGTAGCAACTTTTGTACTTCCTGGAGCACATGCAACAGAATTGCAACTTCCTGTAACTGTTCCTGTAACTGCGGTTGGATACCTAAGAATTACAACTCCTGAACCACCATTTCCAGCTGCACCTAATCCTGGTCCTGGAACAGGACCTACACCTGTATCTTTACCACCTGCTCCTCCACCACCACCAGTATTAGCAGCACCAGCTTCTCCACTTACTCCACTCCATCCTGGAGCGTTTGCTGTTCTTGGATACCATGGGTTAGGCGGACCACCTCTACAAGCAGAAGCACATCCTCCACCACCATATCCTCCTATACCTGCTCTTATAGGTGGTTTACTATCAAATGATCCTTGAGCACCAGCTCCTCCACCACCACCAAAATATCTTAAAGATCCACACGGTCCTGGTGTTCCAACACCCGGACTTGGATTAATTGCTGATCCAACACCAATACCTCCATCACCACCATGAAGAGGAGTAGGTGTAGCACCACCAGATAATACGTTAAAGTTTCCACCAACACCTCCGGCACCACCACCTCCACCACCACCATACATAGAAGTAGGTCCGTTATCATTAAATCCACCACCACCTGAAGGATTACCTTGCGATGGACTTGTTGGTGGAGTATTTCCTAAACCTTTTGTAGATGCAGGGAATACAGAATAGTTTGAAGGGTTTGATCCAAAAGGATTTGGATAAGAACCGTTATAGTTAGGTCCACCTCCAGATCCACCATTACCTGCGGGTGGAGCTAAACCAGGTCCTACTGGTGCACCAAAAGCTGCACCTCCACCTGTTGCAGTAATTGTATCTGTTCCTTCACTTCCACCTGGATTAAATGCTGTATCAGTACCTCTAGCAGTTCCCGATCCACCACCTCCTATCACCACATCATAAACTTTTTTAGTTGTAAGTACTGTTAAACCACTACCTTGTAAAGGAGAAGGTCCATAACCAGAAGCTCTATAACCTCCAGCTCCACCTCCACCACCAACTGCATTACCAGCAGCACCACCTCCACCACCAGCCATTACTAAATAATTTACTGTAACACCTAATACTGTACTTCCATCAGGCCATGTTCCTTGACTCTGTGCACTAAATTGACTTTGCATTGACCACACACCACTTGCTTTACTTAATTCTTTTACGATAACTATTCCTGAACCACCAGCTCCTGATGGACCACTATTATCATCTTGACCACCACCGCCACCCCCAGTGTTAGCAGTTCCTGCTGTTGCAGCTCCAGTAGGAGCACCTGCTCCACCACCACCTGAACCACCAGATCCACTTTGACCACCTGGTCCCCAAACTCCACCACCACCTCCAGCATAGGTAACACATGAGCCTGTTATATTACTTGCTCTACCAGCACCGCCAGTTCCTGCCGTACTTGGTGAAACAATACCATTAGTTCCTGCACCACCAGCTCCACCACCTCCACCTGATTGTGTATTACTAGGACTCGATGCTGAAGGACCTGGGTTTCCACCACCATTATTTCCATGACCACATGATCCTGATAAACCAGGTTGACCAGGTTGAGTTCCTGGTCCTCCAGATGTTACTTGATTATAAGCTCCTGCTCCACCACCACCTGATCCACCTGCTCCAGCAGCTGCTTGCGGTGAGGCCACACTTCTACCTAATCCACCACCAACTGCTGTTAAACAAAATCCTGTTGAATTAGTTCCAGCATTACCACAAGCATTAGGAGGACTTGAAGCAGCAGCACCAGCTCCTACTACAATTGGATAACCTCTATTACCACATACTGATAATTCAGAAACTTCTACTAAACCACCAGCTCCACCACCACCACCTTGGTTGGTACCACCACCGCCACCACCGCCTATAACTAAAGCTCGTGCAATTCTAGTTCCTGGTTGTGTAGTAAATGTAGTTGATCCTGTGGATGTTGTGGATGTAACTTTACACTTCCCGAAAGAAGTTTTATTACTTTTACCGATTATGCCGCCATTAGATCTGGCCATGTCTTAAGTCTCCTATTCGGACACCCAAGCTGTGCCATTCCAGTCGTAGACTGTTGGTGTTTCCGATTCGTCGTTTGATTTTGTTGCTTCCCAACCTTTAGTGTTGTCAGCGTCGTATTTTGTTTCGTTCCAAGAAATCATGTATCTAACATCACCTTCTTCTGTAACTGTTGGATAAGTTATTGGTGCTTGCCAATCATCACTTGCATCTAATGACCACGAAGCATGAGGTTGTTGTGCTAAAAATTTATCTTTTACAGGATCATATATCATTCCGATTCCTGCGTATGCTTTTCTAAAATTATTATTGTAAGAAGTTTGTTTCCAAATTCCACCTTTAAAAAAATTAATACACCATGTTTCACCATCAACGTGCATATCTGAAGGAACGCAATCGTTTCCTACAACTACTACTCTTTGTACTACTTGATGTGAATCTGACGTAAATCCAGTAGGATCTGTCATTGCTTTTAATTCTGCGAAATGTGCCATATTATTACTCCTTAAATTTATATTTTATATTTTAATTTTAACTTATTGTCAACGTTCCAGTTACAGTAAATGATGCTACTTTACATCCTCCAGCTGGTCCTGGTAATGTTGCAATACTATTAGTTCCTGGTGCTACACTTGCACTTGTTGATCCTGGTACACGTACTATTACAACTCCTGAACCTCCAGCTGCTCCTTGATCTTTTGGTTCACCAGTAGTAGTATTATTAAAAGCACCACCACCGCCACCACCGCCAGTATTAGCAGTTCCAGCAACCGCATTAGCTGAATCACTTCCAGCATCTCCACCACCACCTGTTCCACCAGATCCAGCAGAGTGACTAGCATTTTCATAAGTTCCACCTCCACCACCACCTGCTCTTACAACAGGTGATCCTGTAATAGAATTTGCTAAACCGTTTCCACCTGGACCTGCAACACCATTAGAACCATCAGTTCCAGCAGCTCCTGCTCCACCTCCACCACCAGCTCCGTAAGGTGCTCCAGGTGAACCATCTCCACCATCATTACCTTGACCAGGTGTACCACTTCCTCCTGCATTACTTGGGTTACCACCTGAACCTACACCACCACCTCCAGAACCTCCTGGTTGAGCATTAAATTGTGGAGCAAAACCAGGATTAGCACCAGCTCCACCTCCGATTGCTGTAAATCCAAAAAATACACTATTAGAACCAGGTGTATTAACTGATGCAGGAGGATTAGTTCCTGCAGTTCCACCTGCTCCAACAGTTACTGTGTGTGTTCCTGCTGGTAATAAAGTTGAACTTATAGATGGAGTACAATAAGAAGTAAGCAATCCACCTGCTCCACCTCCACCACCTCTTTGATAAGCACCACCTCCACCGCCAGCTAGAATTAAAAAATCTGCAGTGGCAGCACCACCTGAATCTGAAATTGTTAAACATCCTGAAGATGTAAATGTTGCAACTTGACCACCGTCTGGTGTTCCTCCTACTGTTCCTCCTGGAGTAGTTGATAATACAACTCCTGCACTTGAAGGTATTCTTGCGACCACGATACCTGATCCACCTGCTCCACCTGCTTTACCACCTGGGCCTGGATTAGCAGGAGATTTAGCTCCTCCACCACCTCCACCGCCTCCAGTGTTGGCTGTTCCAGCTGTACCTGCAGCAGGGTTAGTTGCTCCTTGACCACCAGCTCCTCCACCGCCAGCTCCACCAGCTCCTGGTGCATTTGTTCTACAAGTGTCTCCACCTCCAGCTCCACCACCACCGCCAGCGTATGTTGTTGCTGTTCCTGTAATATTGTTTGGTGCTCCTGCTCCACCAACAGTACCTCCACCATTATCTGGTGCAGACGTTCCTCCAGCTGCAGTTGCTCCACCACCACCTGTTCCACCATCACCAGAAAGTTGTCCTCCTGGATTTCCTTGAGGTGGGGCTGTAGGAGGTGTATTACCAGCTCCACCAGCAGCAGAGGCTTTAGTTCCACCACCTGATCCACCAGTTAAACCAGAGTATGTAGGACTTCCACCACCACCTCCACCACCACCGCCAGTTGAAGTGATTGTTGAAAATACTGAATCATTTCCTGATACACCTCTGCATTGATTAGCAGTTCCACCACCTCCAACTGTTACTGTGTAACTTCCTAAACCTAATGATAAAGCACTACCTTGAAGTGGACTTGGTCCATAACCTGATGCACGATAACCTCCAGCTCCACCTCCACCACCACCAACAG